AGGACATACAGAAGTAAGTTGACGCAAGAAATCAATCGGTACTTCGTTACTTACGGCATTGACCATAAACTTTACAAAGGACAACACTAATATGCGAGCCTCACTACTTAAAGATACAATCAAATCCCTATTCCCTATACAACGTACGTTGTGTATAGAAGGTAGCCCCGGTGGTGGTAAGACCACCATAGTGCATCAAGTTGCTGAAGAACTTGGCGTACCCTGCATTGAACGGCATATGCCTACCATGCTTGTTGAGGACTTCGGTATCCTGTTCCCTGATGGTGAAAGCCAACTGCATTACAAGCTACCTGACTGGTTCCCCATCAAGGGCAAAGCACCTGACAGGGGTATCCTGTTGTTCGATGACCGCAACCAAGCCAATGGTGACTTGCAGAAAGTCCTAGCCAACATCTGCCAAGCACGTACTTTACACGGCACACCGATGCCTGATGGGTGGCAGGTAATCTCCACAGGTAATCGCCAAGCAGACCGAGCAGGTGCTAACCGAGTACTGGGTCATCTGCGTAATCGTGAAACAGTCTACGAACTAGAAACCCACCTCGATGACTGGACTACATGGGCACTTGACAACAACGTCAAGCCTGAGGTGATTAGCTTTATTCGCTTTAGACCTGCCTTGCTACATGACTATGACCCACAGCGTGACCAAAACGCTACGCCTCGTTCATGGGTAGAGGGTGTATCCGATGTGATTGGTACTGTGCCCTTTGATGCAGAGTACGAGTCCTTCAAGGGTGCGATAGGTGAAGGTGCGGCGGCTGAGTTCGTAGGCTTTGTGAAGGTATTCCGTAAGCTACCTAACCCTGATGCAGTACTGATGAACCCGACTACTGCTGAAGTACCGACTGACCCTGCTACCTTGTATGCCCTGAGTGGTGCTATTGCTGAACGTGCTACTGAAGGCAACTTTGAACGGGTCTGTACCTATGCAGAGCGTATGCCTGCTGACTTCTCGGTGCTTACTGTGTCGTATGCCTCACGTAAGAAACCCGAACTGTCCAACACGCAAGCGTTTACCAAGTGGGCAATGAAGCACCAAGACGTATTGTTCTAACCAACCGAGGGGCGTATGCCCCTCACCAACAGAAGGAGTACCTACTATGAATCTGAATGACAGAGCCTTACTTGTACAGTTATCCGTATCCCAATGGACTGCTCGCAAGTACGATAAGAAAGCAACACAAGATGTTGCCAATACCTACGGCACATCTACCCAAGCAGGTAGATACAACAAGGCATTACTGCCTGCCAATGACTTGCTTGACCATGTGCATAAGAAAACTACCCATATCCGCACTAAGTTCTATGACAATACTTTACCTTGGGGTATGGAGGGTACGCAGATGCTACCCTCTGCCAACTACCTAGCCTTCATGACTGACTTCCGTAAGGAGAAGAATGAATGGCAGTACCTTGTTGACCAGTTCATACAGAACTATGACCAGTTGCGACTGGATGCCAAGCGTTTACTCAACGGACTGTATAACGATGCTGACTATCCTGATGAGGTGGAGATAGCACGTAAGTTCAGAATGGACATGGCGATATTCCCTGTACCAAGTAGCGACTTCCGTGTGAGTATCGCTTCAGAGGAACTGACTCGCATCCAAGAAGATGTTGAGCGTAGAGTAGCAGAAGCACAGAACGTAGCTATGAAAGAGGTATGGGACAGACTGTACGAACGTGTCAAGCATATGGCTGAGAAGTTAGCAGACCCCAAAGCTATCTTCCGTGACACCTTAGTAGAGAACACCAAAGAGATGTGTGCCCTACTGCCAAGACTTAACTTCATGGATGACCCTAATCTTGAAGCCTTAAGACTAGAGGTAGAAGGTGCATTACTCAAACATCCTGAAGCACTACGTAATGACCCCGACCTACGCCGTGACACGGCAGTAGAAGCTAAGCAAATCATGGACAAGATGTCCGTATTCATGAAAGGAATCTAAGATGACTTCAGTCGTACCTAACCACAAAGACCGAGAGCCTCTGACAAGTGCAGAGGAAGTAGCCCTTGATAGGCTACTTGCTAAGGCACGTACCGCATTGGTACTTGAGCATCCATTCATTGGCAATGTGGCACTCAACATGCCCTTTGTTAAAGACTATACATGCAAGACTGCATGGACTAACGGCAAGCGTATTGGCTACAACCCTCACTTCATCAAAGAGATGAACGATGAAGAACGTAAGTTCATCGTAGCCCATGAGTGCTTACACCCCATGCTTGACCATAACTTCAGACGAGGCGAACGTCAGCATAAGCGTTGGAACAAGGCAGGTGACTACGTTATTAACCAACTACTGACCGATGAGAACATTGGCAAGATGCCATCCTTCGGACTACTTAACCCTCAGCTATACCAAGCAGGCAACCAAACAACCGATGGTATCTACAACTTGTTGCCCGATGAACCCGATGACGGCACAGGTGGTGATGGTACTGAAGCTATGGATGACTGCCAAGATGGTGGCAATACCCCTGCTGAACAAGCCCAACAACAGGCTGAATGGAAAGTACGTGTAGCACAAGCGGCACAAGCCGCAAAGATGATGGGCAAGATGAGTGCAGGACTAGAGCGACTGGTCAATGATGTACTTGCACCTAAGGTTGACTGGCGTGATGTGCTTCATAAGTTCGTAGAGAAATGCAAGAGTGACCAACGCTCATTCGCTAGACCTAATCGTAGGTTCTTATCCCAAGGGCTATACCTACCAAGTACAAGTGGTGAATCCCTCGGTGAGATAGCCATTGCAGTTGACTGCTCAGGGTCTATTGATGAGGACATTCTTGCCCAGTTTGCAGGTGAGATTAACGCTATCAAGGAAGATGGCAACCCATCATGTATCCATGTGGTGTACTTCGATAGCGAGGTATCACACTACGAGAAGTATGAGCGTGATGATAGCCTGAACATCAAGGCACACGGCGGTGGAGGTACTGCCTTTAGCCCTGTGTTTAAATACTTTGCTGACAATGACATCAACCCCATAGCCTGTGTATTCCTAACCGACTTATGTTGTGATGACTTCGGTGATATGCCTAGCTATCCTGTACTGTGGGTATCTACCGATGCAGGTGAAGCACCATTCGGTGAAGTGGTATTGATGTCATGAACATATCCGAAAGCCTGATTGATAAGTACCGACACATCAACGTAGAACATGTTAAGTGGTGGGATTCAGAGTACGACTGCTTTAAGCAAGACATGGCAGAAGTTGGCATAGAGGTAGATAACATCTACTTCTCAGGCTTTTGGTCACAAGGTGATGGTGCTTGCTTTGAAGGGAAGATAGATAACTTACAGTTGTTTATCGACAAGCACTTCAAGCCTAACCAGTACATAGCGATACGCAAGTTGATGGAACATGGCGGTAGTGTGTACTTGAAGGTTACGCATAGGGGTCACTACTACCACGAGAACTCTACTTGTTTTAGCGTGGACTGTGACAACTTTGCAGATACCCTTGACCAACCAACAGAAACGCACGAGCAAGTTGCTACGGCATTAGACATGGCATTGACCCAAGACATGATTGATTTTGAAGCAGAGAGCATAGCTATTTTTAAAGGTTACATGCAGAAGTTGTATCGTGACCTTGAGCGTGACTACGACCACTTAACTAGCGATAAAGCAGTTAAAGAAACTATTGAAGCTAATAACTTACAGGAGATAAATGATGGTGATAGTTAGCCCGTTTTATAAACAACTAAAGCAGGAGATACGTATGAACGTAGCAGACCAAGCGATACAAACAATCAACAACTTATCGTATCTTGTCAAGGAGTTATACCCTGATGACCCTGCGACCCAAGAGATGCTTAACATTGACGAGGTGTTAGAGCAAGCACAGATAACAATATATAACCTAACCAAGAAGGGAGAATGACATGGCAACAGTAAGATTTAGTAAAGAACTACAAGAAACTATTGTTAAAAATGCAATGAGAATTTTTGATAAGCAGGTAGATGAAGCAGTACAATCTTATCCTAAAGACTGGGCAGACAGGGTATACAACCGCATGTTCGCATCGTATATTCCTTCAATGAACGCATTACCTTCTTGCTTTTTTAACGAGGTAGAAAAAATAACTATCGCTAAAGTTGGTGACGTTGACTTAAACATAGCATGCCCCCTAACTAACAAGCGACCTTATCCGTATAGCATACCTAAGACTGATGACTTTCCAGTAAAGAACACAGGCTACTATTCCAATACGGAACTCACACTTAAAGATATTACTTTGTTTGAGGACATCAAAGCAGAAGCTATTGCATACAAGGAAAGAGTACGCTTAGTGACTGAACGCAGAACTCTTTTTGTGGAACAAGTCAAGAAGATTATCAATGCACATGCAACCTTAGCCCCTGCCCTCAAGATGTGGCAACCCTTATGGGACTTGATTCCTGAGGAGTATAAGGAACGCCATCGCAAGATAGTTGAACGTACCAAGACCGACACGCAAGTGGATGTGGACTTGGGTTCTTTAACCGCAACAGTAGTAGCACACAAACTAACAAGATAAGGAATAGATATGCGTACAGATAAACTTTCGTATGGAGAAGTTGCTGAGTGGTTTACAAGGGCACGTAACCCTGATGCAGGTAGACCCGTGCAGTCATGGGCACGTATGTATAAGGTAGGTGATACCTATGAACTACGATTCGATACAGCAGTAGTCGGTGTATTCACACCTGACAACAAGTTTACGTTTAAGTTAACTTCACAAGAAGCAAGACGTTGTAGCATCACTCTGAGCCAAGCACTCCAACGTGCTATTCCATTCCTATGGACACGTAAAGCTACTGGTAGATACACAGTAACATCTACTACTGGGTATAGAAAGTATTGTAAAGACCATCCCGATGGTTATACATGGGACTACTTTAAAACTGCGCCTGCTTACGATGTGTTTGATGGCTTACAGTTTGACCTCAATACTTATGAACCTACTAATGCAAAGCCACCTCTCAACAGTACTGATGTGATAAAAGAAAACAAACTAATGTGGTTACGTGCATTGCGTAAATTCAAAATGGCGATTAAAGTACGAGCACGGATGGGTGTACTTGAATCACTCATTAAAAAAGTAGAAGCAGAACGTGTAGGTATCAATCGTCACCAATGGGAGATGCCTGACTGGGGTTCTGATACATGGCAAGAAGTTCTATACACATCCCTCAGAGATGGTGAGTGTTCGATAGACTTACTAAAAGGATTTATAAAATCTGTTAGTACAGGATATTATTCTTCAACAGTATCAGTAGAAGAAGTCATTGAGGAAGTAGACAAAGTATGTACTACTTACAGTATAGATTTACGTAGAAAGTTTGGAGTGTTTAATGAAATGCCCACAGTGCAAAACCCGAATGAAGTGCCTAGACACACGATGGAACGCAGTCACAGTACAGACCCGCAGGCGATGGTCATGTAAGTGTGGTGTTAGGGGTGCTACTCTTGAAGGATGGGAGAGTGCCCCTCTGCGCAAAGCACCAAAGAAAGCTAAGAAGATAAACGTAGAGAAAGCAACCGATACGCTTATGTCTGCTTTCTATGGTGTGCCTAAGAAAGCCAAGCCAAAGACAGAGAAACAAGTTGTAGTTAAACATACCCCAACGAAGTCTATGTTTGAAGATGCAGATGAGGATAACCAGTACTCAAACTATGAGGACTTGGGTATTGACATACCGAAAGGTGACGACTGGTAAAGGAGAACGTATGTATCAAGGAGATAGTGTATGGCAACTGTTTGCTATTTGGTATTTGCTATTTGCAGTAATCGTAGGCAGTCTTATCTTAATTAACTAGGAGTCGATATGGACATTCAAAAGCGTGATGGTACGTATGCAAACTTTATTGGGGGTGTAGCGTACGAAGATGATGGTGGATGGAGTAAGGATGTATGGGATGCCTCATGGGCTGAACAACAGAAGGACATTGACCTATTACGTGCACGGGTCAAGGTGTTAGAGGAAGAATGTGCATGGCTTAACTCAGTAGGAAAAGACAAATGAAAAAATCTAAATCAACGAAGGTCGCAGAGTATCTCTTGGCAAACCCAAGTGCCGTACCCAAAGAAGTTGCCACGAAGTTCAAGTGTGCGCTACCCCTTATCTATGCGGTACGCAAGCGTGTGCTTAGTGGTTCTATGCTAGACAAGGCACACCCCGTAGCAAGTGGCAAAGCCGACCAACAACAAGTTGGTGGAAGTCACTACAAAAATATGAACGTACAACCTTGGGTAGCAATGGAAGCATGGATGACACCTGAGCAGTTCGCAGGATTCCTACGTGGTAACGCTATCAAATATCTTGCACGTTGTGATGTTAAAGGTGGCATTGCCGACATCAAGAAAGCACGGCACTACATCGACAAACTTGTTGAGGTAAGAGGTGATGAGTGACTTCCTTCTGATGTTCGCTCTTGTAATGGCTGATGCACTATGGTTTGGGATTAAGTTCGCAGTCATAGTCATCGGTTCTTTTGTTTTAGTTTTTGCCATGTTTGTGTACGCACTCATATGGCTAGAAAGAAGAAAATAATTATGGACATTGTGACCATTGACTTTGAAACCTACTACGACAAGGACTTCTCCTTGTCAAAGATGACCACCGAACAATATGTTCGTAGCGATTTGTTTGAGGTCATCGGGGTAGGCATCAAGGTTAACAACTACCCTACCGACTGGTACTCAGGCAGTGACCCTGCCAAGTTCTTGAAGTCGTTGGACTATAAAGACAAAGCAATCCTTTGTCACAACACCGCCTTTGATGGGGCAATCTTATCGTGGCACTATGGAATCAAGCCGAAGTTGTGGCTTGATACTTTATCTATGGCAAGACCAACCCATCAGATGACTGTGGGGGGTTCGCTCAAAGC